CTCTAGGTAGATTACCAAAGTCCACAGTATCAATTCCAAAATTACCAAAATTTAAAGATACTAATTCAGGGGCCATTACTATTTTAGTTTCAGCCTCTCCCACTTTTTTATCTTCTGTTCCTGTAGTTTGAGTAGAGTCTTTTATAGTTTCTTCTATTACTTCTGCTTCTTTAGTACCTTTTAATATATTAATAATATTACTTGCTGCGCCTTTTGCATCTTTTGTAAGACCTTCTATGAGGCCACTAAATACATTTATCTCTGCTAGTGCTTGGGGTAGTGTAGGTGATACAGCTATAACTTTATAACTACCATCATCTTGTTCTTTTATTTGTGCACCTCTATCATATTTTTGATTTATTAATCCTATTTCTGAAGCTACATCAGCACCATATTTTTTTTCTAGTGCCATCATTTGTCTAGAGTTCATAGCACCTGTTTGACCCGGTGTGAGCGGTACTCTCTCATAACCATCTATTATACCATTGGTTACTGTCTTACCTTTTGGTGCAGGTCTATCATTACCACCTTGTTGTATTCTTTGGCATACTCCATTTATTAATTTAAAACCTGTAGGACATGGGTCTACTACGGGTTCAGGAGTTTTTACTTCTTCTGTAGGAGGTGTTACAGGAGCTGTTGGTTTTCCTGTTTCTACTGTACCTTTTCCTACATCAGGTAATGTACTTTGATTAAACTGAGGTAGCATACCTTTTTCAATCTGTTTTAAATTTCTAGGGTAGCCTTCTTCTTTACTTCCATAATTAATTATAGCATCTGGTCCTGTGTATTGTTTTCCTTGTACTGTCATAATACCATTAGTAGCTGTATTATAAACTTGTTGTGTTGTACTCACAGGTGCTACACCTGTTGATGATGTGCTACTTGAAAAAGGAAACATTATTCCTGTTGATTCTTTATTTAATATATCTGAAAGTTTAGTTGCCATTATTTTTTATTTAGTTGTCCTCTAAGATTCATTATTTGGTGCAGTAAAGCCGCTTTGCCCTGTAGCCTGTGGAGTTCCAACTCCGATGTTGCCACCTCCAGACCCTTGTGTGTCTGCGTTATTTGCTCCTGCAGGTACTCCTCCAACGCCGCCCATACCTGTGGATTGCTCGTTAGGATTTGCATTTTGTTGATTTCCATTCATATCTCCCATCATTTTCATAAATATTGCCGCTTGTTCAGGGTCATTAATTACCTGCTCTGGGTCTACATCCATAGACTTTGCAATCTCTTTAATAATACTGTGCCATTTAATATGTGGTGCTAAGAACTGATTAGAAGCTACTTGCATAAATGTCATTAGTCTTTGTGACCTTACTTCTTTAGTCATTAAGGATGTTGTTCCTTGTGCCTTGATATTTAAGTCACCTTCTATTTCTGGCATATCTTTATTAAACTGCATATTCCATTGGAACAATGTTTCACCCAATGGCTTTAGTAAATAGTCATCTATATTTTTTATAACTGTTTTTATATTAAGTGCTGCTGCACCCATTAACATTGACATTCCAGAAGCTGTTCTAGTTGTAGAATTAATTCCTGTTTGTCCATGTGAGTAAGAAGGTATGCCTGTTGATTCATCAGCTAACTGTCTGAACCTGTCAAAGATTTGCATATTCTCTACTGCAGTACTTGGAAACTTTAATCCGTGAATGGCTTGTCCTGTTTGACCACTCTGTCTTCTAAATATTTTTCCGGGATATACAGACATATCCTGACCCGGTACTAACATAGTTTCATCTACATCAAATACTAGGTTTCCTGCTAGTGCTAAATTATCAATAGCCATTCTTGCATGACCATTCATAATTGTTTGAGCATCGTCCATATTTTCAGGTATGCCTACACCAAAAAATTGATATGGATTGATTTCATAAGGGCATACCATAAAGGGATTTCTTGCAGGAGTAAAAGGATTTAATACTAGTCTTAGTATATGTCCATTACATACCCACGCATTAATTTGAACTTCATCTAGCTCAGAATCAAAACTATCAGGAATTTCAATACCTGCCTCTTCAACAAAATTCTTATCCATTGTTCCCCAGTATTCTAATATTTCAAATCTGTTTTTATTAAACTCTTCTTGATTCTCTCTATCATATAATGAGGTTTCGTAACTTCTTGTTTCGTAATTAGAACCCATTGCTAAACAATCTTTAATAGCAGACTTTCTAAAGAATGGTCTATTAGCTAAATCTCTTAGCTGAGTTCTATTATAAATGTGTCTTTGAATAACATAGTCAGCATCATTAATATTAACTGCATCGGGGTCTGGATATAAATCCCATAAACTTACAGCCTCTACTTTAGGCACTAACTTTTTTTTAGGTGCGTATTCTCTTTCACCTTCGTCATTAAGTATCCACTTGTGTTCAGCTTGTTCATAATTAAAAGGGCCTTTAAGAACACCCGTTCCAAGTAAACACATTTCAAACAACACATGACGCATAACAGATATAGCATGAGATTCTTCTAGTTGGTCATGGATTAACTTTTCCATATTTCTAGCAGCTTCATTTGCAGGTTCTATCTGTGGCATAGTTTTTAAATCAGGTGCTGCCCCTTCTTCAAATCCTGCATCTTTATACTTTTCTTTTAGTCCATTAAGTATATCGTTAGCGGTAGCACCGGGAGATATTTCTTTACCATCCCCTTCAAAACCATAGATGTCTTCCATTCTATCATCTTGTTCTTTTAAATTATCAGGTTTTATGTGAGCATACTCACTTGCACCTGAGGGTACAGAAGTAGGAAAAATCCCAATAGGAAACTTCCCTTGAGAAAATAATACTTCTATAAGTTGTCCGTAAGCGGCTAGTACTTTTGTTTTAGTTACCTTAACAAATACTCTTGATTTTTCTGAATCTCTAAAAGCCATATCAGAACCATAGATTCCTCTATAGTTTCTGTAGCTTCTTAACCATCTCTTCTCATCATAAAGACGAGACTGTTCTGACTCTTTTAATCTAGTTTCAATTATTGAGCCTAGATTACTAAATGTATTATTGTCATTATCGTCTAAAGAGCCTACATCATCACTTTCAGAAAATACTCCACCTACTGTGTTGTCTTCTATCATTTAAATTACTAGTAGTCTTTCTCGTCAGCTAATTTAAATACTTGTGCGTCGACTGTGTTTTTTGCTTTTCTACCTGCGTTAACATCTGTTTCGCTGTAGTCATCTGCAGGAAGACCTGTAGCAGGTTTCTTAACATTAATTTTGCTGTCACCTTGCTTAGATTTTTCATTACCATACATATTTTCTGGTAAATCGCCTTGCTTGTATTGTTTCATGATTGCCATGTTTTTTTCTCCTATGTTTGTCGTTTATTCGCAGTTGTCTGCAAATTCTTTGTTTCGTGTCTTATCCAATCTTTTATTTCAGAATGGCATAAAACCTCTGTCATAAAGTTACCAAAAGAATTAACAATTGTTTCTTCTTCTTTTTCCTTTAGATGGTACTGATGATATCCTACATGAAGTAATTCGTGTATTACTACGTTAACTGCATCAGGACCACCTCTTTGTACCATTTCTTTATCTAGATAAATTTTATAAGGAGGCTTACATATAAATGTGCCTTCTGCTGAAACTAGTTCATACATAACTTCGTGGTCTACTAGAATTAACTCTACTAAAAATGCTCCTATTCTTACAGTCTTAGGAAGATGCATCAGTATCCAAATACGCTATCTGCAGGTGCTGAGTCTTGTTTCTCAGTAGAAGTTAAATAATCATTTCCTCTAACTGATACAGGATGAGTTGGTCTACTCATACAGCCATACCTAAGTGCATCATAAGCATGGTCATCTGCAGTTGTGTCTACATCTTCAGGATTATTTTTATCTACAGGTAGCATTGGTAATGTCCTAATTAAATTTAAACAATTATTAAATATAAACATTGTTGGGTAACCTGTGTCTTCTTCTATTCGTAATCTTTTATGAACTTCTAATTTACCTGATATTCTACTTCTAGGACTTCTATCAGATTGTCTCCATCTGCATCCTTCTTGTATCATAGTCTCTGCAATACTTGGACCAACATCTCCTCGTCTTGCCCAAGTTGAACTATCAAGTACTCCATATCTTATGTACTCACCTTCTTCTGAATCTAAAACTCTTCTTGCAAATATATCGGCGGTATTTCTTTTTGCATACAGTTCTCTATACACAAATAAATTATTATCATAGTCTACTGCAAACCATAGACAACAAGCAGGTGAGCTGTATCCCCAGTCGGCTGCTCTAAATCTCATCCAATTTCTAGGTATGTCAAAAGGTTCTATGACATGGACTTGTCTGTTAAACTCTGGAAATGATGAACTCTCATAAGCATCCCAATCACCTTCTAAAAACTGTTTCTTTTGTACGGCGGGTAGTGATGCTAACATTGCGTAGTAATCATCTGTCTGCATAAGATAGGGGTTATCCTGTAACTTTGCAGGGATAAACTTTCTTGATATCTTCTTAACTCCCATTGGGGTAGGTATTTCTACGTCAAACTGATTATTTGGCTCTGACGGGTCTACAAACATCTCTTTGACCCATGTTGAACCTACGTTTCCGGGATTGCCTGTTGCCCTCATATAGACAGGAATCTCAGGGTCTACACTTCTAAGGGATGACCTAAGAAAATTATATATATCGGCGGTAGGATATTGTGGTAATTCATCTATACCAATCCAAGTATATGATTGTCCTTGATATCTTAATGCGTCTGTTAAATTTTCTGCATATCCAAATTCTATTCTAGCACCTGATGGGAATCTCCATTCTTTTTCTTGTTCCCTCCACTTAGCACCGGGATAGGCTCTTGAATATAATTGTTGTGAGTGATTAATTAAATCTCTCAGTTCTGGCATTGTTCTTCTAACAAGTAATGCTCTATGATTTTTTCTATCACAGTATCTTAGAGGGTCAACTAACATGGCATAAGATTTACCACCGCCTCTTGCACCCCCATAAAAAACTTCTCTTTCACTCGATGCTAGAAAATCTGATTGAGGACCTTCATTAGCTTCAAATATAATATCTTTTTTATCAAATGCTTTTTGTATTGTAGGTGAGGCTTCTTCTATTTCTTTTGTATCAATGACTGTTTTAACTTTGCCTTCTAATACAACATCTAAATCTCTAATCTTTTTATTTTTAGTTTCTAATTTATTTCTTTCTTTTTCTAATTCTCTTTTAGCTTTAAGTACTCTGTCTCTTTGATAGTCTAATTGTTCTCTAGCACTTTCTCTAGCTTTCTTTTTAATATTATTTTTATTAGTAATCTTATAAAAACCTTGCCTACTAATTTTTCTTTGTGTTTGAGAAAAAATATAGTCAACACATTTTTGTAAAGACTGCCCTTTTTTATGGAGTGCTAAAGCATCTTCTAAAACTTTTAATTGTTCCTCAATAGGTTCTGCTATTGTGGGGTCAGTCTCAGATTGCCTATATCCAAAAGGAACTAAGTTACCTTTTATTTTTTTAGGTTCTGTCATTTTTTGGTGGTAATATAAATATCCCGTGTTGGACTTTAGCATTTAAATCAATGCGTTCTGTTTTAGATATCCCAACTCTATCTAATATTTGTTTGGCTGCCTCTAGTCTTATGTTTGCACCCGGTATACTTCCATCTTCATCTAATGCACCTATCATTCCCATAACTGCTTTTGGAGAATGGGTTGCTAACACACCTTCTGCTCTTTCAATTATTTCTTGCTTTAATGACTTAATAACTTTTTGATAGTTGCTCTCATCATATCCTGCAAGTTTGGCAGCTTCTCTTGGGTTGCCTCTAGCATCACTAAACAAATGCTCTAAAAAACTTTTTTGCTTTTCTGTTAATTCTTTATTAACTTCAGGAACTAACATTCTTTACCTTTTGTAAGTGTCTTTCTGTTCTTTCTTGTAACCACTCAGGAGTTTTTCTAAGCCCTAGTTTATCTTCAATCTGTCTTTCTTTCATACCCTGTCTAGCATTGTGAATCATCTGGTCTCTAGCACCATGTTCACTTCTTTGTATAAAACCTAATCTAGGTGCTGTGAACACTAATTCAATATTCTTATCTTTCAGAGGTTTTTTTCTTGTGGTATATGTTCGTAGTTCATCCCACTCTAAACCTGTTGTTTTATTTCTGTATGTGTATATTGGCATTACTTGCTAATTCTCCTAGGTTTATTTTTAAAAGTATTAGGAATAATATTTGAAAAATTCTTAGCAAACTTTTCTGCTTGTTTATTTGTAGCAAATTCTAAAAAAGTATTATTTTTATTTGCTCTTTTTATAGCTTCTTCATTTGTCAATTTTACAAATTTGCCTTTACCCCTTGTTCCAATTCTAATTATTGTAGGGGCTACTCTGTTATCATAACTTATTAACTTTACAGTTTCATTATTTTCTGTCATAGGAGACCTAGGGTTTAATGCTCTCATTAACCATCTAGGTTTTTTAGTACTTATAAAATTCATTAATTAATTACCTCAAAATATTTCCTTTGATATGTATTTAAATCTTTTATTGATTCTATAGCAGAATCATTATGACATAATTTATTATACATTAGTTTATTGTTTACCCACTTTCTACCATTCCAAAATTCAAACCCATCGTATTTAGATTTATATAAACTTGTGTTTTCATAACCATACGATAAATAATATTTTTGTAATTTTTTTGCACAGGCCCATTTTATTTCATAAAGAGTTGCGTATGTTCCTAGTCCTATTTTTGGATTTTCATAATCCCAAGCAAACTGTCCTGTTAGTATATGTCTGTTGTCAAAAACTTTAAATTCTGTAAAGGCGACAGGTTTGTCTTCGTAGTGATAAATAAAATATTTCCAATCTATATAATCTTTTTTTTCAAATACTTCACTATCACTTTCAAAACCCTGCTCATAAAAATTTCTATAGGTAATATACTTTTTATATATTTTAGATAATACTTCGTAATTAAAATTATCTAATACTTTAACTGTTATATATTTATTTCTAAGTATATATTTTTGTTTTTTATTAAAGTTAAACTTTTCTAAAACTAATCTTGTGTTCCTAGCATTTATCCAAGTTAAGTTTTTTAATTCTGTGTAATACCATGATAAAGGAATCCATCCATTTTCAAAGGCATAGTCATACTCTGTATCTTCAAACTCTGCTAGAGCTAGTGAATAAATTAAATCGTAGTTAGTTAGTTTGCCTGTAATGTGGTCAAAAAATATTTTCACTCAGGGCGTTCAAACTGAGTCATGTATGAATCATCAGTTGTCGTATCTTCTTCTCTAGTATTCTCTACTGTATAAAAATTTTGGTCTATCTTATACCCTGGATTTTCTGTTAGTCTTTTATCCATATAGGCATCGTCATACCAAATAGTTCTATTGTTTGGGTATGCAAAAAAGTTACCATCATCCATTCTAAACATATGGGCGCATTTGTGTTCAGGGTCTTCACTAAAGTTTGTATCTAACATCCCTGCTTTATTTTCCCATGCCCAATCTATCGTAAACATATATGTTCCTTTTCTTTTAACACCTTTATAATCTACAAGTTCTGCTCTGCAGTTCGCTAATCTATTTCTTCTCTGAACATCAACATAAGGTGAAAAACAATCCCAATACTGATGTATATTTAAATTATGTTTTGGTGCATTTTTTTTCCAACAGAAAGCATGGATAGGTCTTCTAGTCCAATTCACTCCATTGGGTAACAGACATTCAAATAATAATGCTCTTCTCTCTAAACTATTTACTGTGTGTACATCAGCAAATGTATATTCGTCATGGCCTTTTTCATGGTCGTATAAATATTCATTTCTAATGTAGGCACTAAAGGGTGGTAAATTATGATTTAAATATGCCAATTAATTTTTTTCTTTAACTAATTCTACTGTCTCTGTATCTTTAACAGATTTATAAACTCTTCCGCTTAATTTAACTTCTGGTTCCCTTAACAACTCGTTGACTTTTCGGCGGAGACTTCTTCGAACCCGTTGGACCTGCCCATAAACACTTGTTTGCCCAATACGCAGCACTTGTTTTACCTTTTGCAATATTTTTACCATGTCTTGCTTTAAATGACCTCCTAGCTTCTGGACTGTAGTTATGACCCATAGAAGCATCACCGAAGCGAATAAGCCTTGGTCTGCCGTCGACAAGTATACCGACCTTACCTTTTTTATTACCCTCTTTAGTGAGGACACAAGTATTAAAACTTTTAAGGCCATGCTTCTTGAGAAAATTTTTCTTTTTTTCTGCTTCTGATAGAGGCATTACATACCACCCCTAAGTGGCTTAACTCTCCTCATCATCTTTTTTTCCATATCTTTTTTTCTTTTATTTAAAAGTTGTTGTCTTGTAACTCTTCCTTTTGATACCATTGGAGTACCATTAGTTCTTATAGTTCCTGCTAAAGGTTTTGGTGTTTGTCTAGCCTCAACCATTGGCTGTCTCATAGGTTTCATTTGTTTTTTAGTTGCAGGTTTTGTTGTTTGAATAACTCTTGGTTTTTGTGGGGTAGGTTGTGGCTTAACCTTTTGCATTAGCTTAGCTTTTTGCAATGTGGTTGCCTGTGGTTTCTTTTTAGGCATCCTTTGTGTTTTAGGTTTTGCAGAATAGGCCATTAGTTATGCTCCACAAGATTCACAAAAATCATCACAAGTACATTTGTCTTCGTCACATCCACATACTGCACATTGTTTACATTCTTTTTCAGTCATGGCTATCATCTATTATAAGTATCTATTTTTTTTAATTTTATTTTTATATGATTATAGTTATATGATTTTTTTAACTTTTCCATTCTCTCTTCTCTAAGTCTCGCTATAGCCCTTAGATTCATTTTCTCTTCTTCACTTCTTTCATAAGCCATTATAACACTCCTTGGATAATGGCTATCACAATAATGACACCTAATCCGCCTACAAATAATTTTCCGTTCTTACTTAAATTTTCCCATATATCTTTTAATCTATCCATGTTACCCCCTATGAATCTTTTTTGTTTTTTGTAGCACCTGCTATTCTATCTGCCTGTGTAGCATTGGGATTATTATCCAATCCTGCTTTTACAGATAGCATACCAAATTCTGTTGTTTTATTATTTCTATTGTCTGTCTTCCCGTTAAATTTTTTATTGTTTTTGTAGTTCATCCTATTTTCCTATAACTCCTTGTTTTCTTTGCAATGTTCTTCGGTTGTTTCACAAACTGTTTGCCCTGCTTTGTTCCTTGACGCTTTGCTCTTGTCGTTGCCGCATATTCCGCAGATGTCAGGCTCTTGATGGCTTTCTCTGGCAGATACCTTTCTCCTGTCTTTGAAGAGGGTTTCCCAGATTTCGTTCGCCACTTTTGACCTGACCATGATTTAAGACTTCTTTGTGATTTTGCTAGTGCCATGTTGTTTTTTTAATTTAAGTTTAGCTGCCTTTGCTAAACGAGCTTGTTCCATTTTCCCTGATACCTTTGCTCGTTGTTCTAATACAGTTAGTATTTGAATCTTTCTAGCATAAGGTTTATTAATACGCATAACTTTTGCAATTGTATCTTTTGCATCCTGTACTGTTGCAAACTTAATACTGACAGTATCTTTAGGATTTTCATCTGTATATAATCTTCTACCTGAACCTTTTGGTTTCTTACCTGTTCCTACTTTAGGGTCAGCCATTACTTGCTAAATTTATTTTTAACATCAGCTATTGTGTCTTGTATTTTTTTCTTAAGCTTCTCACGCTCTAATTTATTTTTTTCTATTTGTTGTTTTGCTCTATCGCCCTGACCTTTGTCCACTACAACCTTATCCTTCATCTGCCATAGGTTTACTCTAAGTCCTAATCCTGAACCCATAACATATCTATCTTTAGCTTCGTTCTTATCAATACCTGCTCTTTTTAAATTTGTAATAGTCGTAGGTTTTAACTTTGACCAATAGCTTTGAAACTTTTTAAGTTTTTTGTTCTGTGCTATAGCATCTGATTTTAATTTAATTTTTTTTCTAACTAAAGTTTTTTCTTTGTTTGTTGCTATTTTTGCTATTCCCATTATCTTCCTTGCCCTCTATATTTTTTATAAGACCTACGTTTATGTTTATTGAATGTGGACATTCCTAACTTACCTCCACCTATCGTAGTCTTCTTAGGTATGGACATAATACTAGTTATGGATGTCTGTGCTTTTCTTCCCATTACTTTCCTTTATTCTTCTGTATTGTAATCTTAAACTTGGGTATCTTTTTAATAAAGTCTCTTCTTAATCGTATATTTAACATTTTGTTTAGGCACTTCTTATCATAAAAATTTTGTAGTTGAAACATAAGTTCCATCAGCTTTGCATCACTCTTATGATGGGAGTGATAAAGAATCTCTTTATGAGCAGGGGTTCTATCGGTAGTATTAGAACCAAAGTATTTATCATAGTGAACCCCTGTCTTACTTGTTAGACCGATATAAAACTCCCCGCTAGTGTAGAAGGTCTTATAAACCTTGTAGACTAGTTTACGAGCCAAGTACTAGTTGAATTATTTTACCTTCTTCTTAATTTCTTGGAAGGCTTTGTTATAAACAGTATTCATACTGAATCCACTTTTTCTATTGTCAACTTTATCTCTAGAATACATACTCTTTAATCTTCTTTTTTCAGCAGAGGATATACTAAGGTTATCTATTTGATTAGTAAGCTTTCTAGCGTTTTCTCTTAATGACTTAACATCCTTACTTGCAAAGGATATGTTAGTTCCAAATCCACCACCTTGTTTTGGACGGGCTTCTCTTTTTTTAGTAGGTTTTCTATTAACAGGCTTACTATCTAGCATATCATCCATACTGTACGCATCATTTTTTTGCATACGCTTTTTATATTCTCTGTCTTTTTTAGGGTCAGTAGTAGTTTTTTTCTTTTTCTTGTTCATTGCTGCTGCTACTGCGGCTAATCCAAATGCTCCCCCTACTATTTTTACGGGTGTTGTACTTACTTTATTCTTATTCTTAGTTACAACTAAGTCTTTCCCTTTTGTAGAAGCACTTTCTGTAGTAGTAGTTTTGTTAGTATTGCCTGTTTTAGGCTTACCACCCTTACCACCTTTAGGGCCTTTGTATACAACTAGCTCTTTACTCTTATTTGTTTTAATTTTATTAATTGCATCTCTTCTTTTCTTAGCGTTTCTCAGTTGTTCTGCAGATTTACTTTCTTTAAATTTCTTAAGTGCCTCTATAACTCTCGGATTCTTTCTGAATTTTAAAAAAGCAGTCCTTAGAGTTTTATTTTTTAAGGCTGCCGTGCCTCCTAATCGTATTACTTGTAATACAGCATTTATAGTACTCATTACTTATATCCTCCTCCTGCCTTTTTATAGGCTTGTGCAACCATTTGTGCTTTTCTGGCGGACCATTGACCGGGGCGGCCACCTTTGCCCCCTGCTTTAACTCTATTAAATATGTTTTTTCTCATGCCGGGCTTGGTATAATTACCTGCCGCATTAACTGTTGATTTTTTTTTGATTATATTCATGTTTTTATTTACAATAAGCCTTAGTTTCCGTGATGCCTCTCTCCTATATAGTATATTATATGATATGTGTGTAGCCTATTGGATTACAGGCTTATTATAATTTAAGTATGGGGTCTAATAGAGATAGTGTCAACAGTTTTTTTCAAAAAAAGGCATAGCCTTGCCTTATGTTAATATTCTTTATACTTGACATATTGGATATACACCCCTATAATAACATTGTGCCTTGCGGGGGGAACTGTAGGCGAACTCTTGTTTAGTTTCCAAGGGTTTACAGTACTACTTTGCACCTTTCCTTTCCACTTACTTTCATTTAGTGTAAATCCCCCCTCAAGACACACCCTTTAATCCATCTTACTGTAGGCGAACCCAATACTCAACCCCCGAGTTGACACTCCTTTTCCTTGATTTTAGCGTAACGTCGTATATATATATGTATG